ATCACCCTTTGACCATACTGCCCTATCTGTCCACCATCTGACTTTTGCCCATCCTGTTGAACCCTTGACTACACTGCCGGAGCAGCATAAACAGCAGCTGCCCTTAAGACCTTATTAGCCTTAGAAGCATCACTGAAGTTCTTAAGCTGTTGCTTTAGGAAGGCAGATGTAGAATCATAGACAGGCATAAATATTTTACAAATAATTTTGCAGATAAAAAACCATTATTTACTATTGCATTCAAATCTAACCAAAAAAAAATGAATACAGAAAACGCAAGAGTAATGGATGTCATGGATGCAATATTCATAGACATCTTCTCAGATGACCTCAAAGATATTCAGGAATCAGTTTTCCGCTATGGTGGAACAATTATGATGTATGAGTTACATGATAGTTATCGCATGTCTTACACCTTACACGGCACTCCATTTCACTTGATGATTTATGGAATTCACATAAGTAAAGAGCAATATGATGCTCAGGTAAAAGTCTTTAATGCTCAGTTTAAGGATTTCAAGAAAGGTGATAAATTGACTCTGATTGATAACCTCTATTTTGTATGAACAGAGAAATTAAAGAAGGTCTTAAGCAGGCTTTAGTCATAGCCCTGACCTATTCAGTCTATCTTATTCTTGCAGGCTTGCTAATCATTAAGTTCATAGCTTATGTCTACCAGTAATGTAACAATATGCTTGACCTCATACAAGAGGTTTGACCTACTTGAAAGGACAGTCACAAGCCTTTTGCAGTTTTGGGATGATGTGCCTCCTTATGAGTTTATAATTCATGAGGACTCAGGATCTGTGCCTTCTGAGTTCAGGAGGCTTCTTGATCAATGTGTTTATGAGGAATGGAAACTAATGCCTATTTGGTTATTCTCTGAGAATGTAGGCCAAGTGAATGCCATTGATAAGATGTATAAGCTTGTTGAGACTGATTATATCTTCCATTGTGAGGATGATTGGGAGTTTGATTGCTATGGATTTATACAGGCTTCTAAAGATGTCCTGAAGGCTAATGCTTCTATTGCTTGTGTTTGGCTTAGATATCCTGCTGACAGAAATGGTCATCCGGTAATTGGACATCCTTTGTCCACAAACAAAGGCACTAAATACATTCTGCTTAAAGTAAACCATAGAGCCACATGGCATGGATTCACTTGGAATCCTGGTCTTAGAAGGCTGAAGGATTACAAAGAGATAGGAGCATTCAGCAGCTTTACTTATTTTCTGCCATATAACCCATGTAAGTCTGAGATTGATGCCAATGCTAAGTATTTAGAGCATGGCTTTAGAGCAGCTTCATTACTCAGAGGCTATGTCAGACATATTGGAGGTCGAAATTCAACATCTAAATTCAAATAATAATATGGGAGAGAGAAATCCACTTTATGTAAAAATCACAGCAAGCTGCACCGAGGAAGAGAAAGATAGGTGGCTTGTTGCAGTAGGTCAGCAATCGGCATCAATGGTCTTAAGGAGATTGGTGCGAGAGTACTGCATTGAGCAAGAGACAATGAAAGAGGAATTAAAAAACCTTAAACTTAATGGATCAACTGAAGCAACTGGTCATAATAATTGACAAGGAGATTAAGCAGAAAGGCTGGATGCAGGCCAATGATAAACTTAACCAGGAATATTATAAAGGTGCAATGGCTATGCTGAAGTATCTTAGGCACATAATCCTTTCGATGATTAACGATAAATAAACCTTTGCTGGTTGGTGTAAGTGCGAATAAATAGCACCTTGGGTAACAGGCTGACTCATAATCGGCAGATGGAGGTTCGAGTCCTCCACCAGCAACTAAACAAAAAAAACAATGGCAGACATAGCAATGTGTGAAGGCACTGATTGCCCAATCAAAGAGCAGTGTGAGAGATTCACTGCCAAACCTAATGAGTACAGGCAGTCCTACTTTGTGACTGTTCCTGGCAAGACTAAGGATGGATGGTTCTCTTGTGAAATGTTTTGGGGAGAGTCTCAGGATGCAATTTTCAATCAACTGAACGACATAATGAATGGCAAAGGCAATCTTTAAGTTTAGTAATGCCATAACTCTATGCTTAATGCTTGCTTTAATTACCCCTATTCTTTACAGCTGCAAAAAAGATGATTGCCAAACCTGCACACAAATGCTCTCTGAGGATTACTATCCTGAAAGGCATGGATTTCCTAAAACTACTGCTTCAAGTTACTATTCTTGTGGTGGTAATAACTCTTGGATTGGCAATCAAGTCAATGTTCAGAGGTTTATCCTTAATGATACACTGGTTACAAAGGTGCTTTCAGTAGATTGTAAATAATTTTACATTTGCCTCATGCAAAGGACTCAGATTCAGGAACTAATTGACTGGATAATTGACCATGAAGGTCATATTGATTGCAATGATGTATTGATTAAAGCTGAACTAATAAACATGAGGACAAGGCCAAGAGTTGCTGGATATTTATACAAGGACAAACTTTACAAATCAATTGATGACTTCAGGCTCTCTACCATGAATGAAGTGGATGATCCTAAGCCTTTGTATTATTCTTGGTAACTTGCAGTATGGAAAATCTACAATTGAAAAATAAGCTGCTCTTTTTGAGCCTTGGAATTATGGCAGGAGTCTTTATGACTCTTGTGGCTCAATCAATCATACCTGAGGAAGGTGAGAAAGTTAATTGGATAAATATGAGCCTTAATGCTGTGGCTGTCTTATTTCTCACTTACAGAGTTTATTATCACTTAGTAGCCAAGGACAAGTAATGGGTGCAATTACAGACTACTTTGGAGAAGTAAGCAAGCAACAAGCCAACATCTTAATTGACCATCCTCAGCATTATGGAGGAGAGGATAACCCTTATGAGGCAATCAAGGTGATTGAAGCTTGGAATCTTGACTTTGCTCTTGGCAATGTAGTCAAGTACATCAATCGGGCAGGCAAGAAGGGAAGCAAACTTGAGGATTTAAAAAAGGCTCAGTGGTATATGAACCGAGCCATTGAGCAAGCAGAGAAGTTTTAACTGCACTAAATCTATCTAATTCGATGTAATTGCCGTTGATTACTGCACTAAGGCCTAACAAATCCCTGCTGGATAAGTCCTGCATTATCACAATTAAAGCAAAGACCTTCTCCTCTTAGGTTTAATTGTCTTGCCCATATTGCGAGGCTCTGATTGTAGCCATCAAGGAAAGTAGCCATAGCCCTCTCAGTGAATTCTCTATTGCCTTGGCTGAAGTAGTTAGCCCTTGGTGATGCAACCTTTGCCCAAAGAATCTGATAGCAAAGAAGATTAGCCCAAGCATCAACAAGAAACTCTTTCTGCTGACAGATGAAGCTATCAAGTGAGCAGAGCAATTGAGCATCCATGTAGATACCTGATTGGCTATTGTCCTGACTCCAGTTATCTCCAAAGCCATAGCCTAAAGGAGCAGTAACTGGGAAGATGCTCCAGCCATTGCGCCATAGATAGGTGAATCTTGTGGCACATTCCAAATCCATTTGATTCCATCCCCAATCCACAAACATGCCTGTAGTTGTTTCTAAGTTGGTGCAATCAACAGCAGCCATGATGTTAATCTTATCGAAGTCTGAGTAAAACTCATTATTGATAGGAATGTAATTCATGCCTGGTGCAACATCATAAGTTCCTTGATCAAGTATCTTCCCATCCTGAGTTTGATAAATGAACCAGGGACAATTTGTCACGGTTACACTTCCTGCATTATAGACAAAGAGTTGCTTAATCCGGAGGCTTAAATACTTGCTTCCCTGAATGCTTACAAATGCTCCTTTCAATATTGCCTCAGGAGCAACAGTCTGAATCTGTTGCCACTGCTGAACGAAGTTCTTGCTTGTCTGAAATAGAACCTGATCAAGCTGAGCCTCTGCCGATTCAAATAATGCAAGCTGAATGTCTCTCTTGATTCTCTGATAAGACACAGCTTGTGCAGAGTTCCACATGCCTACATAAGAAGCTTGCTCAGGTGTGGCAATCTTTTCAAGAAGTTCAGAAGACATGCCAGGATAATCATTAATGTATAACCCCGACAAAGGAGCATCAGTTGTGCAACCTTGTAGCCCGATGTAATTCTGCAAGCAATTCATGGATGCAAGTTAGTTATGTTTCTTGAGAAATTGCAGGTGTAGTAATTCGGAAAATCTTATTAGTCAATGCTACCCAAGCACCGAGTACTTGCCCAAGTATGAACATCAGCACGCTGTCAGATGCACTTACTTTCTCTACTTGGTATAAGTACCCAGTGCCAAGAAGCATACCTACAAGGACAACAGAAGTGCAAGTGTAGGCATAGACTTGCATCCTCTTGGAGTAAAGGTGTTGATTCAAATCCCCGGGAATAGGCCTTTGATTAGCCCTCCCACGAACTTGCCTCTTCTCTCCGCTTTGTCTGCTTTTTGTGCCTTGACCGAGTTGCATGAATCCAAATATAAGACAGTCTTAGCCAATGCTTCATTTTGCTTGTGAAGAGTATCCACCCTCTGATTAATGTTAGCCAAGTCAATGCCTGAAGTGATGCAACTTTTCGCCAAGTACTGAACATCATCACTAATTTTTGATTCGACATCATAGGCATGGTATCTATCATAAGCTATGTAAATCATGAAAAAGGCAAATAGCCAAATAGTTTCAACTTTCTTCATTTCAGTAATTTTTTCAACTCTAACATTATTTTAGCATAGCCTGTAATCTTAACTGGTTCATTATCCACATAGATGGTTACATGCTTGCTTAACTTATGATGTAAATCCCAAATGACATTTCCAAATCTAAGGACAAGAAGCCAAAGCCAACCATGATCATACATGTACTTCTCTAAGTCTGAGAAGTTGCTGGTATTTACATCTGCAATCTTAGTGAGCATTATTGCTCCGTATGCCGGAAGGTCAAAACCGAATTTTACCAATTCATCTTTTAATTCTGCTGTCATTAGTATGTCCAAATAACATTGGCAGGCTT